CGTTGTTAGTCGCAAGCCTCAAGTCTATTCGGGGAAATAGGTTGGCTCTTGCTATCGGTCTGATACGCTGGCGGGGCCGATGGGTCCGCTCAGGATTCTAGTATTGTCCGCCTGTTGCTGTGCCTAGGGAACCTCTTCCGAGTCCAGATTGTCCACTGAACCCAGCTATTTCACGTCCTATAAGGCGCTGGCGCTTACGTTGTGCTGAAGCTAAACTATTAAATACTTCTTGCTCGCTTTCAGCAAGTCCATATTCTTCTTCAGTACCTTTATAAATCTGAGATAGTTTCTCTGCAGTAGGTAGGATATCTGCGATTGTTGCATAACCCTTTTGAGCTTCAGCTTGAGTAATCCCTTGTGCTGCAAGTTGCTCAGCAACTGGTACTCCGACATTAATACCCTGTAAGCGAGCTGCTGAGCCAATCTCAGCTGCTGCTACTTGGCGCTCAATCTTTTGGAACTGTTGACTTGGGTCAAGAACATATGCTACCAGGTCATTCTGCCCAATACCATAGAAGTCACGAAGAGTCTTGGTAATAGTTGGGTCAGCATTCTGTACTCTCTGCACTGCTGTTACAACACGTCTAGATAACTCGGCAGGTGACATATCATTGCTAATGAATTGAGATACATAATCGTCTGTGTCAAATTGATTAAGTCCATATGCACGCAATGTTTGACGGTAGCTATCTTCTAGGTTAAGATATTCAGCAGGTGTAAGAACTTGTAAGTTTTTCTTTAGACGCTCTTCATTTGCCCTGAATCTACGTTTGTAATCTTCTGTTTCTTGTAAGGCAAAAGTAATTGTTGATTCAGTTGCGCCTTCTTGAGCAAGACGTTTGATTGTGGGCAAGAGCCCTGTAAGATTATATTTTGTGAATCTATCAGTAAGAATATCCATGATAGACTGACGTTGCATTTGCTGGTCTTTTTCGCGTTGGGCTTGAGCCTCTGCATATTGTTTGGCCAATATATCGGAAGCACCCATCCCGCCAGCATAAGGAGTATTCGGTAAAAAGACATTACCACTAGTATTAATATTGCCTGAAGCAGCTATTACATTTGTCGCTGCATTTGCTGCTGCATTCGCTCTGGCTAAAGCTGCTTCTGCAGCTGCTCTTTCAGCTGCTGTCCTTGCTGCTGTTAAGGCGTCCTGTGCTGCTTTAAGAGCAGCATCTGCTGCTGCTTTATCTGCAGCGGCTTTAGCAGCCGCAGCTGCTGCTGCCGCTTCTGCATCGGCCTTTGCTTTAGCTGCTGCTGCTTCCGCTGCTTTTCTTGCTGCTTCAGAAGCATCTAAATCAGCTAAAATCTTTGCTCTAGCTTCACCTTCACGGGCTTCACGGGCAAGTTGCTCCGCTTCTGCAAGTGCAGCTTCCGCTTCTTTTGCTGCAGCTGCTGATTCTGCATTATAATCACGAGAAGTAGGTCTATCTTTTTCTTCCCCCATACGAAAACGAGCAGGGTCAAAAGAAGGCGCTGTATTTCTTTCTTCTAAAAATTCTTCTACTGCTATTTTAGTAGGATTTCTTTTCTTAGCCACTATACAAGCCCCATATCTGTAAGTACTTTATAAGAAAGATTATCAATAGTAGTTCTCGCATTATTAGTTTTTTCCCACTCAGGAGTCATGCGTAGTTCTTTCTCGAACTGCCATAATGGCTTGACGGATGGTTTGCCATTAGCATCTACATACTGTAAAGCAGAGCGCAGGCGAGGGTCATCATAGGTTATAGAGTCTGCATCTCTTTCAAGGACTGAAGCAATAGCTCCTTTATAAGCAGAGGCTAATGAGTCGATTGAAATTCCAGCTCTTATTTGGTCAGCATATCCAGGGAATGCACTAGCTGCAAGATTACGTACTTCGTCTTGAATATCTTCAGTAGTAGTATTTCCTAAAAATAAATCTTGTGACTTTTGAGCCCAGTATTTTTCATCTAAATATTGCATTACACCGAACGAATTAGCATAAGATTTTAAATCTGCAGTATCTCCAAGGACTTCTCCACCATAACCAGTTACTAAATTAGAATTAACAATTAATTGTCTAAGTTGATTCTCGTCCATGCCTGAGTTATAGGCTGTCTTGGCTAAACCATCAAATAGTTTAGCATCCATCTTAAGTCCGCCAGAAACTAAACTCTTACGTGTTGCTAGTTTATATTTATTCAAAGCATCTAAATATGCACCTGGCTGAGACTGCTCGGCCATTATTCTGGCACGGGCTGTGGCACTATTATTGCGATAGAAATTACTCTTTAATATGTCAGCACGCATACCATCAATGTCGCCTGCTTCCCATTTTCTCCAGGCTGACTCAAGCATGGTGTCGCCTAGGCTTGCCATTGCTTGAAGCATTTCAATCTGGGCAGCAATCTCAGGGTTTGCTAAAGCTGCTGCCTTAAATGCGTCAGCAGTAGTAGGTCCAGTATACTTATACCCACCGTCATCTGGATTTACCACTAGATGCCTCCTGACATAATCTTCTGAAATATGTCGAGGCCTTCAAATGCCTGACGACGTGCTAATAATTCTGGAGTTTCTTCTTCAAACTTCTGTGTAAGCTTAGACTCAAACTTCTCTTGACTGAATCCACCAGTAGTCTTAGATACATTCTCTAGCTTACCAGTCTTAGGATTACGAACTTTTTCAGTCTTTGTCACTACACCCTTTTGGATAATCTTATCTGCCATGTCTAGGGCTTCTTGTAATTCTACATCATTTAACTTTTTGCCCCTGGTTTTGATAGCAAATGCTTGAGCAACTTCAGCAAGAGTTCCTTTGTCTACTTCACGAATCTGACGTTGTATGTTAATATCAGTTGCTGAAGCGCCTTGCATTGACATATTAAGAAGTTCTAATGGGGTAATCTTTGGACCTTTTCCACCTCTATATATTTCAGCTGCTTGGTCTACAATGTCTTTCCATATTTCATAAGCACCTGGTTTACCAGAATTACTACGACCAATAAGTTGTAGATAACCCATAACCTGATTCTGAACGCTAGGATTAGACCAGAACTCACTATACATTTCTTCTGCAGGTTTTGTATTAGTTGTTACAATTTCAACTTCTCCACCCATGCCTGTTAAATCAGAAGCTCCAGGTGCAGTCTGTCTTGCTGGCGCCTTCTTACCTTTTTTAGTTACCTTATCGCCTATATATACGTTGTTACCACCACTTACTCCTGCACCTGCAGCGGTAAGTATGGCAATAGCCTGCTCTCTTGTTACGTTCATGGCTGCCATAAACGCTAGTATTGCTGCTTCATCCATTACTTGCCAACTCCTAAGTATTTATCGTATATAGGGTCTTGCTCTAAATATCTATCGTATAAGTCAGAGAATCCTATGTCTTCACTTTTAAGACGAAGAGCTACAGCGGACATAAGTATCTTCAAGTCAATGTTTTCTTTGGCATCTATACTTTTAGAAGAACGTGTAGCTAACCTAGAAGCTACAAACCCACGCATTTCAAGATAACCAATTACAGATTTCCAAGTATTATTTTCAGCATTATCTTTCATAAAGGTAGGATTGCTGACAATCTTCTGTAGTCCTTGAACAAACCTAGTAGTCTTTGTTCCATCTGTATCTAGATAATCTATATACCAAGCACTAGGCTCACCTGTAGGTTTACCAGTAACTGGGTCAACCTTGCTTGCAAGAGATGTAATGGTAGCAGTCTTTAGTATCTTTAAGTCTTCGGCTCCCTTGGCATCAACAGTTGTTAACTCACGTTTACGGAGTTGTGAATCAATATAGCCTTGAATCTTACGGAATCTAACCCAACCTTCACGGGCTTGGTTACGTTGGATAGCTTCCTTTGGGTCAACTGCTCCACGGAATTTCTCTGCTGTGCCTGGTGATACAGAAGTCTGTTCTTGCCACCAGTATGCAGTAGGAGAAAAATCTGATGTCTTAGAACCGCGGGTAATTAAACCAACCAATGAAGGGTTTAGGTCTTTTACTTCTGAAATTAATTCTGCATACTTCTGAGCATTCTTAACATCTGTCATCGTAGCAGCCGAGCCGTACTTGTTCTCAGATAATGATAAAGCAAAACTAAAGAATTCAGGGTAATCTTCTAGGAACTTCTCGTTTGCCCGAAGACCATATTGCTCATTATACTGACGATACTTCTCGATGTAGATACGATAAGGACTCTGGAACTGAGGTGCGAATGGAAGAATTAAGTTAGCCCATGTGCGGGTATTATAAAGGGCATCAGTCATCTTCTTTATTTCTTTATCCGTTTTATACGGAGTCCCATTCTCTTTAGCTTTTTGTTGTTCAGTTAGCCAAATAGAAGTCCACATTCTAGCATATGTAGAGTTATCCATACCTTGAGCACGCTCTACTTGCCGACGAGCCCAGGTTGGAAGAAACTGTTGAACAGAAGCGTCTGGACCATATGGAAATGCCCAGCTAAGTACAGCATCAGTGCTAGGTTGCATCTTGATTAGATATGAAGCAGGGATAGCAAAATAAGGACCCACGCTTAAAGCAACTGGATTACCCATAAATACTACATCTAATGAACGCTTACTGATACCCACTTGGTCTTGGCTCTTTAAGCCTTCTCCGATAAGTGGTAGTTTCTTCAAAGATTCTGGCACCTGTAACCATATTGTTTCATCACCTTTTAAGGTGCTATATGGTGGGATTGGGTCGCCGTTTTCATCAACAATTAACCCTGAGCGTTCTGGTGCAAAGTATAATGCTCCAGCTCGGGAAAATATATAAGGCTTATCCCTAGTAATCTTAAGCCAAGTTTTAATTGAATTCTCTTGTGCTGAAAAGAATGGAGAAATAAAGCGCAAAGCTTGAGCTAAATTTGTTCGGCGCTCAACGTTGTAAAGGATTTCCTTTACTCCCTTAAGTGCATCAGCTCTTGCGCCTGCTTCTATATTACCTGCAATCTCATTGAACTCATCAGCAGTAAAACGCTTTTTGTTAAGAAACTCATAGGTAGTAAAACGTGTTTGTGCAGAGCGTTCGTATATTTCATTAAACAATGGATTACGAGCCCAAGCATCTTCAGGCATAGAACCAATAATCTTAAAAGCTTTATTAATAAAGCTTTTAATTACACTAGCGCCTTGGCGATTTATGTTCTCTTCAAGTAAGAAACCGTGCACGGTAGGAAGTTTGTCTGGATTCTTAATAGCATCACGTAAGAATTGTTGTGTTACTAAACCATTCTTTGCTAATTCTTCTGATATACCACTACCTGACGGCATGTAGTTATCCATAAAACCTTTAACTGTTCCTACATATTCTAAGGATTCTTCTCTAGATAGACCTAAACGGGCACGAAGTTTTCTTCCTTCAGCGCTAGTCTCTAGCCAGTTAGCTACAGAAATAATGTCTGCATCTGGCTTCAATAGCTCTTTAACCACAGCAGAATTTGCAAATGGCTTGTTAATAGCATCTGCCCATTCTTTATAGTAGTTATCCATATCAGGGGTAACCTTGCCACGGGAGCCAGTCTTTGCAAATTTAGCTCCATAGATATTACGATAGTCATCCAATACTCGAGCAAACACACGCTCAGATGAGTTAAGACTGCGGAACAAATCGCCTAATGGGCCACCAAATCCCCCATGTAGACTAAACTGTGAACCATCTGGACTTTCATACATAGATGAAAGTTTAAAATCTTCTTGTCCTAGAATTTTCTTCTGTGTCTTTAGTTTGGTTTTTTCTAAAGCTGTCAGCGCATCGCTATTAGTTTGATACACAGCAAGTTTAGAATCGTATTTAACCTTCTCGGCTATAAGTCTAGCAACTAAATCTGGGTCATCAGGAGACTTTTCTAGTTCTTTTGAAATATTTTTAATCTTTGTTTCATGTTCAGCTAGTTCACTTCCAGCCTTTTGCATGCTGGTTTTAATCTCGCCATACGATGAAGGTCTTAAGCCATTACGATAGTTACCGATATTATCAATTAAACGTGAGCCTTGATTGTATGTATTCTCTACAAGGTTTTGCATTCCCTTGCCCATATGACGCATAGCAGTCATAGCACCATAAACCGACATAATACGTAGCTGTGAGTCTACTGCGTTACGTATAGGATAACCACCACGTAGAAGCACGGAGGCTTTCCATAAATCGTTAAGAGCTTCTAGTGATTCAATGCTATTGCCATATACTTTATACAAAGTTTTAAAGGCACCTACATTAGAACTTATTATTCTTTCGATTGCATTAAAGTCAGCTATAGGATATAGATTGGCTGTTTGAGATTCAAAGAAAGCTAACTTTATATTAGTATCAGTAATGCTATCATACACATAACCAACTTCTTTCATTTCTTTTAAGAAGCCATTTTTCAAAGATGTATGCTGGTCAAAAATACTCTTTACTTCGTCAGTAGTTAACTTATATTTCTTACCGATAGCAGCAAAGCCTGCTTCTTCTAAAGATATTAATACTTCAAGTTTTGATTCAGGGGATACTGCTGCAGCATAACGAGATAAGTAAGATGCCGCTAGCTCCTGGCCCACTAAATCTTTTTTCACTAATTGATTTAGGGTGGCTGTTACTTCCTTTATAGAATCACCCTCATTTAGATTAGTGATACCTGAAGGTAATTCTTTACCTGGGCTGGAAATCTTATAATACAAGCGATGGAATGGAGTAGGCTGATAGATTTCTACTGTAGGCTGTATGATACCTTCATCAATCAAGCCAGCAGAGCGAGCAGTAGCAATCTCACGATTAACTACTTGAGATGCTCTAGTTGCTATACCTTCAGTCATAGGTGCAACTTCAGATACACCCATTAAAGCTGAAATATATTTATCGTGTTGAGCATAAATACGCAAAAACTCTGTGTCTGCTTCAATCTCTTCTGCAGTTCTTAAGTAAGACAAAGGTAGCATTTCTTCGGTTTGTGTTTTACCTAAAACTTTTTCATTGCGTAGTAAATTTTTCAGCTCGCTACGTGTAAGTTCTCCATTTGCAATTTTAATAGGCTCAGCAATATCAGGACGCTTTAAGGCGTCTAGTTTCTCTACAGAGCTTGAATCACCAAGAAGGGATTTCATCGTATAGAGGGCTTCTTCTTTTGTATCAGCCTGTCCTAATAGGTATGAAGATACTCCAGGGTTGTTGCCGCCTTGAACCCAAGGATGTTTTTGTGCCCACAAATCTGTGTTAGCCGCAAAGTCTTCGGCCATACTAGAGTATTTATTGGTTTTACCAGCAAGGGCTTCATCGATTCCCTTAATTGCTTCAATTGGGTCATCAGGTTTACGTATTTTTTGTATACCTTTACCACCAACAAGAGCTACATCTAAAGTAATCTGCTTCCAAAAGTCAAGAGTTCCAGACATTACTCCACCATAAAGCGATTCTTTAAATGCTTTCTGGCGTTGCTTTTCATCATAAATATCAAAGTTTTCTTGTAGCACTAATGGAAGATTTTCTTCAGTGCCAGTTAACTCAGCAAATTTTTTCCAACCATAACTCCATGGTAAATATTCAGCGTATGCCTGGCCAGTAGAAACTTCCTGTCTAGACTCCCAAGCCTTTTTCCAGCCTGCGCTAATTTGTTCTTTGCTCTGAGTGCTAAGGGAAATTTCATCGGCTGCAAGTTTAAGCGCAGTTAATGGTTCCCAAACAATGTTTTTATTAGTTTGATAAAGACCAGCAACAAGTCCGCCAACTGGACGTCCTATATTCTTACCGTAATCTATACCAGCCTGGCGTATTGTATTAGTAAAGCCATTGAATTCTTCTCTATCATTCCACGGAGCCGTAACAACATCCCAAGCAAATTTAGGACCAGCTGCAACCATAAGGCCGACATCTTTCCACCAGTCTTGCATGCCTTTATTGAAACGACCAAGGTTATCCCATACACTCATTCGGCAGTTTGGCGCAAGAGTAGAGCAATTACGTCACGCGTCTCCTGTGATGTGTTAGGTAAGCTCGCAATATATTCTAAAGGTTGTGCGTACGATTGAATAGATGAATTAAATTTTACATCACCCTCTGGCTGAGGTGGAAGCATCAATGCTTCAGGACCAGGACCACCAGGTAATGAGGTTCCAGACATAATAGATTCTTCACGATTCATTGTTTCAGCAGTAATTGGAGTTGCTGGTATACCACGGCCGACTGTTACCGCTCTATTTCTAGGAGCGCCTACGTTAGCTACAGCTGGTGCTGTGCCTTTTACAAAGCCACCTTGACTAATTTGGTCTGTTAGGGCCTTGGTTGCACCAGAAGCTCCACCACCTGATGGACGCAATTGCATAGCCTTTTGAGCTTTCTTGCCACTTTGTCCACTACCACCCATAGGCGAAATCATATTTGGATTATACTGAGGGGCTGTAGGGCGCATACCGCCACGATTCTCAACGGCCATTTGTATCCTCCTCAGGACTATAAGAATATTCTTCTGCTGATAACAGCATACCCTTGGCTAACCAAGGATTCATATTTTCACTTACATCTGTCATAAGATAGCGTGTGCCTTCATAATCACTCCACTCACTTACTAATACCCAGCCAGTACATATCTGGCTTTCTGAATCTTCTAACTCTTCGGCAAGTACTCTCATAGCCTTATCAACGGCTTGGGTAAACTTACTCATTTGAGTTGCTCTTCTACTTGGTACGGTGGTGCTGTGTATACACTAATTCGTGCAGCCACTTCCATTGCAGCGATGACATCGCTACCCGCGTAAAGTGCTCCAAGAGCGTAAGAGCCACCGCTTCCGATTGCGTAGAATCCTTCTTCACTTTTCATTACCGCCAAATCTTGGTCAACATCAAATAGCTCACCACCTACTGCGATGAGAAATTGAAATCTTAATCCATCTTTATTCTTATCATGATTCTCATCAAAGTTATAACCATTATCTGTAAGACACTTACGAAGAGAAGGCATAGCCTTGACTATCATGTAGCGATAAACATCTTTCTTGTCTTTCGCTGAGAATACTGGTGGAATCCAAATGTTCTGGGCAATGTCGCAGGGTGATACTTCTCCTGCTCCTGCTATTAGTAACGCACCGCGTGATGATATCTTACGCATAAATGGATGTGAGTAAGATTTACCACTATCGTCTGTAATACGACTGTCAGCAACAATGACAGACTTGTCTTTATATTCAACTCCAATAATCGTTGTCATTGTCCCCTCCTAGATTATCTTCGGCGAATAGTTCTTACGCTTGCGTTAGCTTCTCCACCTGATGTTAGGCTTGAGAGAAGACTCATAATATCTGGAGGTCCACCTGCTTCTGGCTCTATAGGAAGAGCGCCTCCTACTGGAGCGCCAGCGGGAGCAGGGGACGGTTGCTCAACCATCGGGGCACCAGCAGGAGGAACCTGTTCGACAGGGGCGAAGATTTCTTCAATCGCATCCTCTATCGCTTGTCCTTTTTGGCGAGCTCTAATAACCTGTGCAATCTTAGATACTATCTGACTTGCATCGCCGCCACCTGCGGCAATCTGTGGAATTGCTTGAGTATAGGCTTGCAGTGAACCAAGAAGAGCTGCACGCATATCTTCAATTTCAATCTTCTCAACTTCTTGACTTACGTTAACTGTAAATGGTAGTTCACGCATTGCCATATCCTTGGAGATTAATTTACCACCAAGTGCTTGTAGCATGAATATCAAACCTTGAGCTGGGTTTAAACCAGCAAGCATACCATAACGTACATCTGCTGAGTAGTCACCCTTAATATCCTTCTTAGGATTATAAGTAATCTCATAAGGAGCACCAGCATCTACACCACGAATTGTCTTTTCTTCTGGGAAGATAGTCTCATCTACCTGGAAGCAAAGCTGAATGACGTCACGGAGGGCGCTGGCGAAGATTGCCTGTGCAGATTTGACCTGGGTATCGAAGGCACCCATGAGAGCCTGTACGCCCTGACCCGTGACAATCGATGCATTAATGTTACCTGTGCGTCCCTCAGGATAACGAGCGCCTACACGCAATTCCTGATTAAGCAGAGTCTGCTCTGTGAATGCGCCTTGTGGCAGAGTAAGTTCTACACGACGTACACCTGCTGGGTTGGATGTGCGGATAACCGCATCACCACCAAGCTGTAGCTCTTGTACATCTTGTGGAAGTACAATAGGAGCCTGTACGGATTTCTCTGCTGCCTCCATAGCAAGAAGTGCAAAGCGGTTGCGTAGCAACTGAATACCTAATATGTCATCAAACTGTCCACGCATCTCACCATCGATAGATGGTTTGCGGGCTACTACAATCATCATCTTACCAAGAGGATTCTTAGCTTGAGATAATAGAAGATTATTTTTATCTGGTAGATAGATTACCGATTGGTCTTTATCATAGTAACGAACCATTTCGATAAGAGAGTTTAAGTCTTGCTTGTATCCAAGTCCACCAAGGAGCGCACGCTCATACTCTGGGAATTGGGCGACTAGCTCGCCAAGGGTTAATGAGTAACGCTTAGCAAATGCTACGCATCTTCCGTATCTATCAAACTCTGGATAGGAACCAATTGGATTTTCTAGACGAATACGAGGAAGCTTAGCTTCTTCATCTAGCTCGATAACAAATGGCAGGAAGCCGTAGGTTATATACCAGTCCGCTCCCGAGTACATCTGTACAGACATGTCCGAATGAGCAAAGTAATTGCTTGCAATGCGAGTACGCTTGTCAGCAAAGCTGCGAGCCCTGTCAGAAGTCTGATTCGCCGCGGAACAGTTGATTGCAGGCAGAGGCGCCATAACTTCAGATAAGTCTCGCGCAACAATATCAATAAAATTTGCAACGACATTTGCGTCTACTCCATTTGGAAAGAAGTCAGGATATACGCTAGCAATCTGACCTTTACGGACAGCAAGGACGTCTTGATTACGAGCATCCCTATCTGAGCTACGATAGCGTAGCGAGTCAACTCGCGCAGCAATCTGTTCAATTGTAAGTGCCATAGTTCCTATCCGTATGTCTGTTGCCATTGCTCTGCAACGGCTTCATCTAGGTTAATTGAGAATCTTCTTTCCGTCTGAGCACGAGTAGCCCAGCGGTTTTGCATCCATCTTGCTGACTGTGAGTGTTGCTGCATTAATTCGCGGACGCGGATGACAGCAAACCAGAGAGCCATAACACAGTCTGTTGGATTTCTAGTCTCAGGTTTCCAAGTAATCAATTGTTGCACAAGAGCCTTAAGCCCTTCGCTACCTTCATTGCTTGGTAGTTCTATTGAGTTGTTGTCTTGGAATCTTCCATCTCTAAGGCTACCGAAAAGGCTTGCCATAGAAGCCACACCGAAAGAAGTATCCCACTTATTCTTACCAGTAAAGTGAGAGTTGAGTTGACAGCCATACATCGAGAGCCAGTTACGCAGTTCATCATCGAGGGCGTAGGCTTTCTGGTGGGCATTGATTTCAATTCTTAGTTCCTGCGGTTTGTATCTTTGTACCCAATCTTCTATAAGGGCACGAATCTTTGCTGGGCTAGGCTCTGTCATATTGACAGCATCTAAAACATAAATCATACTATCGCCGCGATTATAAGTAATAGCTACTGCAGCAGTATTGCCAGTCATAGCTGGGTCTAATCCTATAACTGTATAGGCAGACTCTAAGTTGCTGGGGTGTCCTGGGGCTCCTGGTTTAAGGGGGCCACGCTTTCGCATACCATTAACGCATCCTGCAATTGCTGCGGGGGAGAAGATTGAATCTTCGGTGACATCCTCTTGCTGGTAGACCATCGCCCATATGGAAGGTGCCACTTCACTACGCCTAGTAAAAAGTGAAGGACCGTCCCACTTAGGGTAAAGTCCCTCGGGGTTAACGTCATCCTTATCGCTTTCAGCCTTGTCCGTCCAGGGCCAAAGAGTTTTCCAATTCTTAGGTTTCTCATCAAACTCCAGTACGGCTGGTTGGGCAAAGTAGGTAAATGGAGATTTACCGCCAGTCCATTGTTGACCGTCCCGAATCATTTTATATAAATCTACTGGAGCAACACGGGTCCCTACGATAAGTAGTTTCCCGTGTCGTCCTAAGCGTGTGATGACTTCTTTCTGAAGCCATTCAATTTGCTTCTCCCACTCGTGGGAATTTGAGTTCATCACAACATCGTCAAGGATAATCAAATCGGCTCGTGCTCCATAGATTTGACTACCAAAGCCAAGGGCTTGTACTGTAGGGTCTTTTTCGCCAGAGTCTCTACCAGTGCCTAGATAAATCATATCAGCACTCCAGGTTTGGCTATCAGCCTTATATCCGCCCTGCGGACCGAAGGCTGTCTGAAGCTTTATCCAATTCGGGTGTGAGAGTCTAGTCTTAATCGCTGAGAGAAACTTGCGGGCCATGCCCTGCGTCTTTGAGACTATGATGATACGGACGTTAGGGTCCACGGCTAGTCGGTAGGTGACATAGTTAATCGTCACCACGGTGGACTTAGCATGCTCAGGGGGTACGTTAATCAGGATACGGTT